CGGATAAGTGTATTGAGTCGTCCAGGTGCCATCGAAACCGTTAGTCGTGTTCAGTGACACCTGCACCAGCAGACCCGCCGCGCCCGAAGGGTAATTCTCAATATTGGCCCACCAGCCGTCAATGTCCCTCAGCTCCGGAAACAGGAAAATCATGTACTCACGGGCCGCGCCGGCCACGGACCCCGGACCGGTATACGCGTCTGACGCCTCATTGTTCAGCAGCGTCACCTGTCCGGACGTGAGTTGAGTCAGGTTATTGGACGTGTCCATAAAGAACGCCTGCGTTCCGTCCCGGTCATACGCCATACGCCAGGACGGCGCGTCCGGGTAATTGCCAGCCATAACGGCCTCCCTCAGTAGTAGACAGGTTGGAAAGTCAGGACCGCGGAGCCGGCCCCGCTATCCGCTGAAAGTGTGATCGTGTTCGTGCCGCGCCGCAGCCCGAACCATGCCCGCGCGCCGGAATGAGTCACGGCCCCGATCAGGTTCGCCATATCCGAGTCCCGGACGATCGACGTCCCGGCGACGTCCACCGCCAGCGCGTCCCCGTCCGCCAGGTCCGTGCCGACTTTCACCCACACCTCCGGCGCGACAGTCGAGTTAGTCACCACCGGATTAGACAGGGGCCCGGCGTAGTCCAGCAGGACCGCCGTCGTCATGTCATCCCCGCCGTTATCGACCGGCACCCCGACCCCGGCCGGCAGCGTCACCGTCACGGCGTCCCCGTAAAAGAACGGATCCGCCATGGAGACGTCCACCGTCAGCCGGCCCGCGAACCTCCCGGCCCGCGCCCGTTCAATGTTCTCCGCGATACCGTGGCCCGTCGCCGTATGCGTCCCCAGGTCATCCGTCCAGGTCCGGGAGATCGTGAATTCCCGGCCGGCGTCCGGACGGAGCAGCCGCCGAAGCTGCCGCTCCGCGCCGGCATAGTTCGCCAGGTACGCCGCCGCCGTCGAACCGGGCCCGTCCTGCCCGAACAGCCACAGGCCCAGCGTGATCGACCTGGAATCGGTCGTCCGTGGCCGGAATTCCCGTCCGGGCCGGAACGCATACTGCCGATCCTCCCCCCGGAACGGCGGCACGACTTCCGAGTCCAGCCGCTGCACGTCCGCCGCCAGACTCAGCAGCGGCACCCCGTCAATAGTCCACGTTTCCACTTATTCGCCCCCGTCCAGGCCCAGGTAGGCCACTTTCGCCAGCGAGGAAGAAATGGACCGGCCCGCCGGTTCCGGGACGGGATTGTTGACAGTGATGTTGTTCACCGTGCCGCCGGTCCCCGCCGGCATCCCGCCGGACGCCTGCCCGCTGACGGCGGCTGAGACCGCCAGGGAACGCGGGGCCCCGACGCTGATCGTGTCCGTAACGTCCCCCATGAGTGACTTGAGCTCCGGAATGTGGGACCGCAGAGAGTCCACAAAGCCGCCCATGATCCAGCCGCCGGCCGGGACCAGCAGCGCCAGGTCATACGCCTTGGGCCCCTTGTGGTCCGCGATCCATTGACCGATGCCGCCGACGAAATCAGCGATCCCCTGGAACCCGGCTTTTATGCCGTCCAGCAGCCCGGCCATGATCTCAGAACCGGCGTTCCACAGCATGGACCCCAGCCCGGACAGGAATCCGATGATCTGCCCCGGAATGGACGCGACCCAGTTGACCATTTCCATGCCCTTGGCAATCGCCGCTTGAGCCATGCCCGCGAACCACGCGCCGACCATGGACGCCAGGTTGGCCAGGAACGCCAGCCCGGCCATGATCGCCCCGGGAATCCCGCCGATGAAGGAGACGAGACCGTTCCAGATCCCGATTGCGAAATCTGAGATCCCCTGCCAAATGGATCCGAGCCACGCCCCGAAAGCCGTGAAAACGGAAGTAAACCACGCGGAAATCCCGTTCCAAATATCCGACAGGCCCGACCCCATGCCCTCAAAAACGGAGACGACCCATTCGCAGATGGACCCCCAAATATCGGAGAGCCACGCGACTACGGCGTCCCAGTTCATGACCAGCAGGATGATTATGGCGATCAGCGCAATGATCGCCAGGATGATCCAGGTAACGGGATTAGCCAGCATGGCCACGGCGACCGCCCACGCGGACACCGCCCACGCCACGAACGCGGCGACCAGGACGCCGCCGATGATGCCGGCCAGCACCCCGAACGCCCACGTATTTTCGCCCAGCCATTCCCCGATCCCGGTAAGTGTAGGCATCATGGCCGTGAGAGTCTCCCCCAGCCAGGAGAACACCGCCGAGCCCAGCGGAGCCAGTGCCGCCGTCGCGTTATTCTGCACCAGCTGCCATTTCTCGGCGAAGTCCTGGGTTTCCTTGCCGACGCCCAGGATCGTGTCCCCGCTCAGCGCGGCCCCGCCGACCAGGTCGTCCATGGCAATGGATCCGGACTCCAGCGCGCCGATGAACTGAGACGCGCCCTTGGTGCCGAACACCTTGGCTGCCAGATCAATCGCCGCAGCCTTGTCCCCCTTGTCCACGAAGCCCTGGATTTCCCCGGTGACCCGCTTGAACGCCGACGCCGGTTCCTCCCCCTTTTTCGCCAGCGTGACCATGCCTTTGGACATGGAGGACATCATGGCCGTTGAATTCAGGCCGGCCTTGTCCAGGGAGCCGGCCAGCGCCGCCGTCTCGGAGAAGCTGAAACCGAGTGTCTGCATGGCCGGCGCGTTTTTCTGCACGGCCGCCGCCAGCTCATTCATGCCGACGCCGGTTGACTGTGACACCTGGAACAGCGTATCCATGGCCCCGGAGACGGCCTCCCCCTCAATCTTGAACGCCGAGAAAGCCGCCGTCGTCGCCCCGACGTCAATGTCCGTCCCGAGCATCCGCCCGGCCTCGAGGTACTGGGAAGCGACCTTTTCCAGGGTGGGACCGGACAGGCCGAGACGCTGATTCAGGTCCGCGACCGTCTGCCCGACCACGGCGAAGTCAGCCGGGACGGACCGCCCGACGCTCTCCGCTGACTTGACCAGCCCCTCCAGGGCAGCGCCGGACTTACCGGTCCCGACCCGGATCGTGTCGGAGACGTCATCGAAAACGGCCCCGACCTCATAAAGCCCGTGGAAGCCGGCGGCGACCGCGCCGGCCGCCGCGACCCCGCCGACCGCCGCCGCTTTCCCGAACCCGCCCGAGAACTTGGAGCCGGCCGCCTTACCGGCCTCAGCTCCCGCGGACTCGGCTCCCGGCATGAGCTGCTTGCTGATCTGCCCCTGGGAATCTTTCATCGAGGGGACCAAGGCCAGGTAAGCCGTCGCCAGTTCTACCGCTTCCGCCACGGTTCACCGCCCTTTCCGGATTGTTCCACCAGTCATCAAAGTCCTTGACCGGGATCGGATCCGATCCGTATTTCGTGCCGTCCGGTTTCTGCCCCGGACGCTTGAGCGGCTTAGGTTTCGGGGCCGATCTCTTGCCCTGCCGCTGCCAGTTCCCCACGGCCAGCAGATCCGCGATATGAGCCAGCAGATAGTCCGTGACCCCCCAGACCGGCTGATCCCCGTTGAGCTCAAACGCAAGCGCCGAGTCCGGACCGGACCGGCGGACAACGACCAGCAGATCCCGCCACGTCAGACGTTCCGTTCCCAGGTCATCCAGCCGCAGCCCGAGCCGCAACAGATCAAACTCAATGGCCTCACCGTGCTTTTTCAGGAGCCAGGCAAGGCCCGCGATTCCCCCACGGATACCCTGGACGCTTCCTGCCAGTGGACGAGCAGATCCGCCAGCTGCTCGTTGTCCATCACGTCCGCAACACCGGGCGAGTACCGCTCGAGCATTTCCAGCTGGAATTCCCCGAAGCGTTGCAGGTCCGACGTCGCCGGATCCTTGCCGGCCTCTTTCGCCGCCTGGATCGGCGCTGCCAGCCGGGCGAGCTTGTCCCGCAGACCGACCGGCGTGAACTGCAGGAACGGCAGGGATCGTGTTTTCTTTTCCCCAGGGATCTGGAATTCAAACTGATTTTGTTTGATCGACGCCCTGGACGCCGGGATCTCATAGACCATTTGCGGGGCCCTTTCATGACCTTGCACGGGACCGGAAAAGGGAAAAGGTGGGACGGACCGTGGCCCCGCAGCCGGATCCGCCCCACCAGCCGGAACGGGACTTATGCCCGCGTGTAGGAGAACGGCGCGGACGGACCGACACCGTTCGTCACCACGACGTCCACCGCTCCGGCGTCATCCGCCGGCAGCGTCGCGACGATCGTGGATGAGTCCAGGACCGCGAAGTCGGACGCAGCGATCCCGCCGAACGTGACCGCCGTCGCCCCGGTGAACCTGGTCCCGCGGATCGTGACCAGCTGCCCCTCAGCCGCCGGATCCGGCTGACCGGTAACCGAGTCGATCACCGGGACGCCGGCCGTCAGGACCTGCCCGTCATCGAGGAAGATGTAAACATTGACCCCGTCAGCGTCCGGATAGGTGGACAGCGTGACCGGCCACGTCAGCGCGCCGGACTTGACGAACGCCACTTCCCCGGTTTCCGAGACCTGCCCGTCCGGAACGGCGATCAGCACCCGCGCGTCCCCGTCCTTGATCTTGAAAAGCCACGGTTTGCGCGGCATTTCCGAGGACCGGAGCAGAGCCGTGATCCGTTTGCCGTTCGTCGCGTCCGCCGCCGTGACCGTGACGTTGTCGTCGCCCAGGTAGTTCCGCAGCGATTGCTCATTGGTTTCCAGGTGGGCCCACGCCAGTTTCGCCGTGAATTCCGTCAGGAGCTCACGGACGACGGATCCGGACCAGTCCCGGACCTGTTCCGTGGAGCGTTCCGGCGTCAGAGTCAGCCCGTCCTCCGAAATGTAGCCCGAGTCCACGAACTCGGCCGCGATCTCCGCGTCCAGGGAGTCAGGGATAGCCGTTCCGCGTGGCGCGGAAAGGATCGGGCCCGTTGTCAACTGATCCGGGGCCCCGGTAAGTACCTGCGAAGCGTTTACGCTCATTTTGTTGTGCCCCTTTCAGGCAGTTGGAACAGTTACGCGTGGACGATTTGCCCGCGCATGGAAACCGCGAAAGTTGCGGAGTACCGGGCCCGGCTCGTGACCGGATCCGAGTCCTTATAAGGAAGGGACAGCACCCGGACGTCGTTAACGACCGTCTGCCCCATGTAGCCCAGACGTTCCGCGGCCAGGACCAGGCCCGCCGCGCGCCGGCAAATATCCGACGCCCGGATCTCGTCCTGCGCCGTGGCCGCCCACGCCGTCAGCGTCAGCTGCACGTTCGCGACCAGGACGTCCCGCAGCGTCCCGCCCGTCAGCCGGACCGTGACCGCCTCAGCCGCCGGCTCATAGTCCGCCGAGCTGGACGGCATGGCCCCGAGAACCTCCACGGACTCAAAGCCAGGTTGCAGCCCGAGCAGGTTCCGCAGGTACAGGATCAGGACGGTTTCCCCGTCCGCCGGCTCCACGATCTCAACCACGCCCGGCCCCTATCGCCGACGTCAGCGTCTTATCCGTCGCTTCCGCTTCCGCCGCTTCCCTGGTCTCGGTCGCGACCGTCACCCGCGCACGGTTCGCCCCGACGGACGCCTGGATCCCCACGCCGGCCCCGGCCGCCTCAGCGATCGCCCGGCCCCGGCGCGTCAGATCCGCCAGGACTTCCGGGGACCGCAGCACCGCCCGGAACCCGGCACTGTGAAATTCAATCCGCGTCACCACCTGCCCCACGGCGTCACCCCTTCCAGTCGATGAGTAAAGCCAGGACGTGATCCAGCGCCCCGGTAGGTGACCGGTGCCGGGCCGGTTCCCCGTCCACCGCATACCGCCGGCCCAGCCACTCGACGGCGTCCGTCGCCTCGACGTCCGTTCCAGGTGGCGCGTACCAGGACCAGCGGACCGCGACCGCCCCGACGCGCTGCTCAAGGACTTCCACGGACGCCCCCGGC